TTATTAAAACAATACCAGATCCACCACTTTGTCCAACTGGTGATCCACCTTTACCTCCACCGCCACCACCAGTGTTAGCTACTCCTGCACCTGCAGATGGACCTGAGTCTCCTCCACCACCTGTTCCACCTGATCCATTAGCAGGAGATCCTCCTGGAGCACCACCTCCACCACCACCTGCAAATACTCCACAAGCACTTGCTCCAGCATTTGATCCATTTGCTATATAATAAGGTTGAGGTGCTGTTCCAAAAATAGGAGTTACACTTGTTCCGTCTCCTCCATCTCCACCTGCTCCAGGTGTACTTGTTGGTCCAGCATTTTCTCCAGAAGCTCCAGAACCTCCTCCGCCTCCAGCAGAGAAAGGAGAAGTTGCCGAATTACCACCAGGATTACCTTGAGGTGGTGATGTTGGAGGTGTATTTCCTGCACCTGCTCCTGTAGCGCCTCCTGTAGATGCGCCACCTCCACCTGATCCTCCTGCACCACCAGATGTTTCTGGTCCGTTATTGTCTCCACCGCCACCACCTCCAGCAGATACAGTGCCAAAGAAAGATGAATCACCACCACTATTACCCCGACTTCCAGGTGAACCAGGTGCTGCTCCTCCAGCACCAATAGTAACTGAATATGTTCCACTAGCAACAGAAATACAAGTTTGTGTTCTTAATCCTCCAGCACCACCTCCACCACCTTTTGGAGAAGCAGGAGAACCACCACCTCCACCTCCGCCAGCGACTACTAAATAATCTAAACTTACTCCACATCCACTATCTAAAATTCCTAAAGTCCCTGAAGCTGTAAAGCTTGCAATTTGTCCACCATCTGGTGCTGCGGATACTGATCCTACGCATCCTGGACTTGTTGAGAAAATAACTCCTGCACTTGATGGAGCTCTTACAATAACAATACCTGATCCTCCAGCAGAACCTTTTGAAGCTCCACCTGCACACGGTTGGTTTCCTAGACCAGCTCCACCTCCACCACCACCAGTATTGGCTGTTCCTGCGGTTGATGCTGTCGGAGTTGCAGGGGCTTGACCACCACTACCTCCACCACCTGCGCCACCTGTTCCAAAACTGCCACCGGGTGATCTATTACCTCCACCTCCACCACCAGCATAAGATGTACAAGAACCTGAAATTGCATTAGGCGCACCTGCTCCACCTGGACCACCTCCTGGTCCACCGTTACCTCCAGTAGCGGTTGCTCCACCACCTCCACCTGCTCCAAAATTTGCAGCGCTTGGTCCACTAGAGGTTCCTGTTCCTCCATCATTTCCTTGGGCGGGACTTACGGGAGGAGTATTTCCTGAACCTGCAACGTTTGTAAATCCTGGAGGATAAAATTCTGTTCCTATTGCACTTCCTCCACCACCTGATCCACCATCAACCGCAGCAGAAGTTGCTCCACCACCACCTCCACCACCTGCTGATGTAATTGTTGAAAATACTGAGTTTGATCCACAGCCACCTGTTGCACCAGCGTTACCTGGAAAAGAAGCATTTGTTCCTGCACCTCCAGCACCTACTGTAATTGAATAACTTCCTAAACTTAATTCTTGCGCTGTTCCTTGTAATGGACTCGGCCCATAACCCGAAGCACGATAACCTCCTGCTCCACCGCCGCCACCAGCAGATCCTGAAGCAGCAGATCCACCACCTCCACCACCAGCAACGACCATATAATCTATATTCACTAATCTCTTCGGCCATGTGCCATTATCTAATTCATCTAATTGTTCTGTTAAATTCCATACACCACTTGCTTTGTTTAATTCTTTTATAACGACAACTCCAGAGCCACCAGATTTTCCACTATTAGCAGCAGTTCCACCGCCACCTCCACCGCCGCCGGTGTTAGCTGATCCTGCTGTAGAACATCCTGGACTAGCATGAGGTGATCCTGTTCCGCCACCTCCAGCGCCTCCTGGTCCACCAATTCCATCTCCTGGTGTTCCAGTGTGTGCTCCACCGCCACCACCGCCTGCAACAACTCCGCATGCTCCTACTGTTGCAGAAAAATCACTTGAAATATTTTTACCTGCACCACCTGCTCCCATAGTTTTACCTGCACCTGAACCACTTGCTAAGGGACTATTTGTTGGAGTATAAACTCCACCTGCTGCACAAGCTCCACCGCCACCGCCACCCATAACACCTTGACCTGGAATATGTGCTCCGCATCCACCTGCATTTCCATAATATGTAAAACCTGTAATGGCTGGTTGACTAGGTTGTGTTGCACATCCTCCTGGTCCTATTCCACACTGGGTAGGTGTTCCTGAGTTTGGACCAGAACCTCCACCACCTGAACCTCCAGGTGAGCCACATCCTTGTGGACCTGTTCCACTTGCGTAAGACCCACCTTGACCACCGCCTTTACCAGTAATTGTTGTTGAACCTATTGTGATAGAAGTATCATTACCTGGATTATCTGATCCACTTGGAGAAGTTGATCCTCCTGCTCCAATGGTTACTGGAGCTGTTCCACATGCTTCGTAATTAGTTCCTAAAGCTAGACCTCCTGCTCCACCTCCACCTCCAGCAATGTCTCCTGAAGGACCACCAGTGTTACCACCTGAACCACCTCCACCTACGACAGCGATGTTTGCAACTTTAGTTCCTGGTTGAAAAGAATGACAACCACTAGAAGTTACTTCTGTAACTGTGCATTTACCAAAACTGGTTTTATTGACTGGTCCTATAATTCCGCCATTTGCCATAGCCTTCTAGAACCTCCTTATGCGTCGTCTAATACTTCGAATGATATGAATAGATCTAAGTCCGAAGCGGCACTTGCTCCACCTTTTAAAATATCACCTTCTCTTAGATAGATTGGTGTGTCCACTAATACTAACGTTGCGTCAGCTGGGACAGAAACTGTTTTTGCTAAATAAACATCGGCAGCACCACTTGCTACAGTTGCACCTGAAGATGTTTGAACACTTGTATCAATAAAAACAGTCACGTCTGCTGCGTTTGCTCCGTCAACGTTTGCAACTGTCATTCTATTAATTTTAATTAATTTATCTGCAGACACAGTCATTAAAGTTGTAGTCGTAGTCGCTGTTAAATTCCAGCCGACCGACTCACCTCTAATGTCTGTTACATTTACTATATTTGGATTTGCCATAATTGTCTCCTTTTATCCGAAAACGATTGCCATTGCAATAGCTTTTCCAATACCGATTCCAGCATCAGAGAAGCTTAAAGCTCCAGATCCGTTAGTAGTTAGCGCCTGTCCGCTAGTTCCATCTGCGGAAGGTAATGTTAAAGTTAAGTTAGAACTCACTGTTGTAGGGGCTTTTAGAGCCACATACTCGCCACCACTAGCGTCTTCAAATCTGACTTCATTTTGATTAACTAAATTAATCGTTGATGAATTTGCTAAAACGTCTTCAATATTTGGATTCGTTCCATCATCTGCTTTTGCAAAAAGAATTTTTGTACCTTTGTCTGTTGTTGAAAATGTAATTGAAGAACCACTACCTGTTGCATATTTAAACTGAACGGTGTGAGCTCCAGAAGTAGAATTTTTTATAATATAAAAAGTTTGAACATCTAATGGGATTGTTACAATTTGATTTCCTGTAATTGTACCCGTGAACTCAATCATTCTGTGAGCAAGTGTTGCTCCAGTTGATCCATCCGAAACAGTTAAGGCTGTTGTTTGTGCACCACCTGCTATTGATTGTTGAGTAAATCCTCCAAGAATTTGCTCAATAAGTTCTAAATTCGTATTGGTCTTTGTACCCCAAGTTCCGGCATTCTCACCGGTTGCCTGTAATTCAACACCTAACGGTGTATATGTTGAAGCCATATTTTCTCCTTATGCCACGTCACTATAACTTGTATTTGATCCTGTTGCAACATTCGAATACGTATCATTCGAACCCGTTGAAACATCAGAGTAGCTAGAGTTTGATCCAGCTGCAACATCCGAATAAGTGTCATTCGAACCCGTTGAAACATTAGAATACGATGTATTTGAACCAGTGTCAATATTACCATACGATTCAATGCCAAGAATTCCTGGAGTTGATGTAATCTGCGGAGTAACTAATCCTTGTATAATATCATTAATTTGAACAACACTTCCTACACTAATATTAGCTTGGAATCCGTTAATACCTATACTTAGGTCATCTGGAGTTAAAGACCCTGTCGCAGACGTTGCTGCAACTCCTGTAACATTAACAATCTGAGTATCATCAATAACAACATCTCCTGTTGAGGCTGTTGCAGAAACACCTGTAATATCAGCAGGTCCAAATTCTAGTCCTAAAGTTCCAACACTTGTTGTTGAAGAAACTCCTGATATTGAAGCTGGACCAAACTCTAATCCTAAAGTTCCTAAATTTGTGTTTGATGCTTGTCCATCTAAAGTTTGAGTTGGACTAATTACAAAACTTACCGAACCAACATTTGTTGTAGCCTCTTGACCATCTACGACTGCGGATACTACTTCTGTAACCGTTCCTAAACTAATTTCTGCTTGTAAACCAACTAGGTTAACAACTTTGTTTGTTGAATCACCCCATGCAAGTTCACCCCAACCTTCACGTCCCCAACCAACTAGAGTTCCTGCATAATCTAAAACGGGTGTAGCAAAGTCAGCTTGTTGTCCGGTTGGAACAACAATTTCTGTAAGAGCAATATTAAGATCATCAACCTCACCCACCATGAAGTCACCAGGACCATTCATGACCAAGGTGTAAGTCATTTCATGACTTACAGAACCTACGGTGGTAGTTGCGGACTGACCTGATAAAGAATATGAAAACTCTAAAGTGGGACTACCTAAAGAAGCTGTTGAACTTTCTCCAGTTAATGCAGCGATTGAAGTTAAATCTAAAACAGGAGTTCCAAGTGCAGTGGTTGCTTCTTGACCTGATAATTCTACGTTTGAAGTTAAATCTAATGTAATACTTCCAAGATTTGTGTCAGCTTGTAAACCAGTTAAGGTTACTGTTTCATCTGCAAGGTTTCCCCATTCACCATCATTCCAAGATTTTGCTCCCCAACCAGTAGTAAGTAAATCACTCTCACCCCAGTAAGCTTGGCCCCAGGTAAATCGTCCCCATCCCGACATGGGTTATCCTCTATGCGATTCTGATGATCGCGTTAGATGCGTCTGCGGTTGGAAATTGAATTGTAAAAGTTCCGCTTGATACTGTTTTGTCACCACCGAATGCGATAACAGCGACAGCTTTATCAGATTGTGAAGAGTTATAAATTAAACAACCATTTGCTGTAAAAGATGCAGAAGTAAAACTTACATCAGAAAAATCACAAACAGCTGTAGATGAATCTAACACTGGAGTTACTGAAGTAAGTGTTGCGCCTCCAGCTGAATATCCTGTTCCAGACACTTCGTTTGAAGTTGAATAAGCAGTTGTTGATGCACCTAAAGTAGCTGAACTTGTAAATAAAGCTAATTTAAAAGTGTCACCAGTTGATGCGGTAAGGTCATGTGTCCCCACTAAAATTTCTTGCTTAAAGCTGTTACAAATTGCCGATGTAATTGCCATAAAACTCCTAACTGTTTGGCTGTTTTGATTGTAAAGGAATTCGCATAGTGCCGTCTGTGTAATCGTCTCTTCTACGTCTTCCAATTTGCTCTACAGCAAACTTTTCTACCTCTTGTTTATACTTATTTTCATACAATTGCAACATATCTTGTGGACCTTTTAAAAAACCATAAGTTTCCGCTAAACAACAGTATAATAAACCATTTGGAAAATTTAAACTAATATAATTAGATGTATTACTATCACTTAATGTATCAGGCATCTTATTAAAATGCACTCTAAATGAATAAGTTTGATCTGGAACTGGAGCTACCATCATTCTTCCTGAAGTCGTATCCGTATCTCCTGTAGCGCCCCCAAACATTGCATAATATTTAGGTTTACCTCTTTTAGCGGACTCAGTAGAGGGAATATATTCTTGTAAAAATGTAATATCTTTTTTCTCTAAATAAGTATTTGCACCTGTTGTAGCACTAGTAGAATCATAAACTTGAATAGCTCTGATAAACAAGGCTCCTGCAGGAGCGTTAATACTTTCTTGTCCTACAACTAAATTACCTGTTTGCTGTTTTCGATCTGAATCGACTGGAACATCGCGCATAATTCGATACTGTGAATTAAGTATAATATTTTCTAATTGTGAGTCTGATAAAACATTAGAATCTACTTCGGTGTAGTTTCTAATTTGTGACCTTAAATCTGATACGGTTAATCCTGCCATTATGGTGTTAACGTGACGGGTCCTGCTGTCACCGTCATTCCTCCTCCTTTTTCAGTTACGGTAGGAGTTGATCCTAACGTAAATGTATAATTATCGGTTCCTGTCACTGTTATACTAAATCCAGAAGAACTTTCAAATGCTGTAAAAGCTACTCCTCCAGGACTACCATCTACATTTCTAAAGACTACAGTATCAGATGATGATCTTCCGTGAGAGGGTTCTGTAACTGTAATCGTTGTTGATCCTGATGTAATATTAAAAGGATTACCTGGTAATAAATTTTGTGTTGCTGGCTCTGTTCGTGCAGGTCTTACAGTTCTTAAACCTTGCGGATCAGCTGTGTGTGGTTTTGGTTCTAGTTGTGGATGTTTAGCCTCAAACTCCGATATATGAACAAAAGATCCGTTCCATTCTCTAACCATTTCTTTGTATGGAAATTCTTGACCTGATCTATCCGATATAAATTTTGCGTATTTTCCTGAAGCAGTATTAGACATTTGGATAATAAGTTTTAGGGGTTATAAATGAACTTGAAGAAGAACCATCTTCTTCTAAAGCACGTTGTAATTCATCTTCGTATAACAATTTTAATTCTTGAGTTCTTTGTGGAGCGTGCTTAATAGACAAATAATAAGCCAGACCAGAAGACATGCAAGGAACAAATCGGTAAGGCACATCAGTAGCATTAGTATAATCACCCACATCTTGTATTCTTTTAACATAATAATAATTTATAAATTTTCCTGCTTCACTAGTTCCAGGAGTTAAATATAAAGTTATGGTAACTTTATCAATGAACCTTTGAACAAAATATTGAGTAGGTTGACCAGTATCTGTTTTATTAGATAAAGCTTGATAAGCTGATCTATTTATTTTTGTAAGCGGTGTATCTACATTTGATGCATTTCTAAAAGAAGCTTCTAAGACATCATCTACACCATAGACAGCTGTAGCATCAGAGGTTCCATCACCTGTAGATCTAAACATAGTATAAACTGCTTGATCAGCAACTAATGTAATTGAATTATTTGCAACTTCCCAGTAATGTAAACCACGGTTAGCCCACTCCTGAAACATAATGTTTAGAGATCGTCTGGCACTTTTTAACTGATAGCCAGATACTCCTGACATCCCAATTCTTTCGTAACCTTCTTCTATGATTTCATCAATAGAAAAATTCTTATCAAATACATGTGTTCCGGAAGTTGTGTTTGCCACTTAGACCTCCTACCCGTCAAAAAATACAGTCAAACCATCTACAACTTGAGTTGCTTGCATGTCAAGAAAAGCACCGTTTTTAAAACGAATACCATCCTGTGGAACAGTTGTATTAATATTATCAGTTCCGCTTGTTGTAACGATCGATAACAAAACATCTCCTGATTGTGATCCATCTTTAAACTCTAGTAATCCAGCGACTGCCACGTTTGCACCAAGCATTCCTCTAATTCTTGTAGCTCCTGCAAAAACAATTCCTTGACCTGTTGTAGTAGCAGTAAATCCTGCAGAGGTATTTGTTGCTACCGCTCCATCAGCTGCAATTTGAGTTACAGTTAAAAAAGCTGTTGATCCAGTCACCGTATTGTTGTTTGGTCCTGTAATGTCTTCTGTAGCAGCTGAACCACTTGCATCCGTCCCTGTAACTGTAAAAGTCACTCCAGAAATATTTCCAGTAGAAGTTAAAGTAACTGTGCTGGCCATATTAGAGCCATCGTTTACTGCGCTTCCAGTTAAGGTCATATTTCCAGCGCCACCTAAAGTTTGGGCTGCTGCAATTTTAGTTGTGCTTGCAGATTGTGGTTGAAAGGTTTTTGCCTTTACATCACCCATATATGCCATGTTCGTCTCCTTTTAATGGTGCTCCCGAAGGAGCACCTTAATTATTATTGATCAGCAAATGCTGGTGCAGTTGCAGATGTTACATTACCAAAAATTTGATAATTAGTTGAATCTTTTCCAACGATAGTAACTTCAAATCCAGCAGGAACATTTATTTGTATCTTACTGTTTGAGTTTCCATCAGAAAAAACTGAACTTATTTCATTATCTGAATCAAGGAATGTGACTCCACCGATGAAGAAATTTGTATTACCTGGAGTAACGATGATTGCATCAGTTGCATCAGCTGCTCCTCCTGCGTAAACAAATTTAAACACAGATCCAGCTATAGGTGCTGGAAGAGTATAAGTATTATCTTGAGTTCCATCTGGAACAAGTAAAACTCTACCACTGTGAGTAGCGTTATTTAACGTTTGATCTGCATCATCTAAACTTACTGGTGCTCCACCAAAAGTTACTACTTCTGTAATTGTACCAGTAGTAGCGTTTTTACTGACTGTTTTTACAGTAGACTCAGATCTAACCGGTCCACTAAAAGTTGTAGTTGCCATATTATTATCCTCCTATTTATATTAACATAGTCTCTAGGCCGTCGACTATACGCGTCCATGTTAATTTAATAATGTATAGTAAGATTTTTATATAGCAGAAAGGTCCCCTTAGCAAGTGTTTCCACTTTTTAAAAGACAAAATCCTAGTTAACTAGCGTAGATGTGATACTCTAGATCCTGCGGATTCTTCTTTGGTTGCTCTTGGTTTCTCAAAATCTGTCTAATTATTTTTTTGATTTGATCTCCTAGAGCTGACATCTCTGGTGTTACCATGCCGCCATTTTTAAGATACAATTCGTTCCATCTAGACTCGAAGTGGATCTTCCTCGCGAACAACACCATATTGTCTTGAGCCATTATTAACCTCCTCATAGGTTATATAGAATTCACTACGACCATTAAATCGTAGCCTGTTCGGCTCCCATTTTATAGTGTTTTTTCCTAGAAAGTCAACTATTTCTTTATGAACTTGTGGCATCGTAATCATCGAACTATCAGTCTCTAAAATAAATTCTGTTTGGTAATTTTTGGTAAATATTTTGATTTTATATTTTGAGGTCATTTTTCCTTTCTAGTTTTTAATTGGGGCCAGATTGTGTCTGGCCCCAAAAATCGTTAAAGATTATGCACCTTCAACACCGAAGATACCTCTAGGGTCAGAAACTCCAAAAGAGTATCTTTCTCTAGCTTTGTATCTTACGTTACCAGTATCGAAGTCGCCTTCCATAGCAGTCTTAATAGGTGCTCTGTCAAACATCTTCATACCATTTGGCACGTCAGTGATAATGTAGAATGAATCAGTGTCAGTTAAGAAATTGTTCACTCTGTATCCTTGCGGAACCATACCCATAGATACGATTGCATTGATATCATTATCAGCTGTAGCTGTTCTACCTTGAGACTTCATTAATCTCTCCGCAGTGAATTGGTTTTCACTTGGGACGATCATTTTTACGCCTCTAGCAGCAATTTTTAAACCTCTTTCATCAGTAAGAGCCGCAATATCAATTAACGACTGCTCTAATGAAGTTTCGTTTAAGTCAGCTTGAGTAGCTAAAGTGTTAGCGAATGTACCAGCAATTGTCGGGTGAGACGTGCTGAATAAATTCACACCATCGCCAGATTGGAAGTTGTTTGTAACAACACTTGGCAATCC